TCGCAGCGCCCTCACCGCCGCCCACACCCTCACCGTGGATGACATCATGAAGGCCGTCCGCGTGCTGAAGAACCAGAACGCCGAGAAGATCGACGGCAGCTACATCGCCATCATCCATCCCGATGTGGCCTACGATCTGATGCACGACGAGATGTGGGAATCCGTCAAGACCTACGCCGACCCTGCCGACTGGTACGAGGGCGAGATCGGCCGCATCGCCGGCTGCCGCTTCGTGGAAACCACTGAGGCCAAGATCTGGGCCGGCGCAGGCTCCGGCGGTCAGGCCGTCTACGCCACGCTGATCCTGGGCGACAACGCCTACGGCATCACCGAGATCGAGGGCGGCGGTCTGGAACACATCGTCAAGCAGCTGGGCAGCGCCGGCACTGCTGACCCCATCAACCAGCGCGCATCCATCGGCTGGAAGGCCACCCGCGCCGCTGAGCGTCTGGTGGAGCAGTTTATGGTGCGCATTGAGTCCGGCTGCACCTTCAATCCCAGCGCGGGCAACTGACCCCCGCCTCACCTGTAAGCCGCCCGTTTAAGGGGCGGCGGATAACACGGGAGGGGCGGTTGCCCGCCCCTCCATGAAAATAGGAGGATATTATGGCAGAGAAGAAACAGGAAATGACCATGGAGGAGCTGCGTGCCCAGATGCAGGCCATGCTGGCCGAGGCCAAGGCAGAGGCCGCCGCACTGGTGGAAAACGCCCGCGCCGAGGCGGCCCGCATCGCGGCGGAGGCCAAGGGGGCGCCCGTCGGCATGAACGAGGAGGAGCGTGCCGCCTACGAGGCCTACATGAACGAGGAGGTGGAGGTCAAGCTCTTCCGTGACAACGATAAGTACCGTGACCCCGTATTTGTGGGCTGCAACGGTGAGACCATCGCCATCCAGCGTGGTGAGAAGGTGAAGATCCGCCGCAAGTTTGCCGAGATTCTGGACAACAGCGACAAGCAGGACTACGAGACCGGCCTGCTCATCCGCCGCAAGTGCGCGGAATTCGCCAAGGCAGAAATGTGACGCCTGCGAGCGGGGGAGAGCGGTATGGATAGAATCATTGAGATCAAGGTCAACGGCAGCCATCTCACCCGGGACAGTCAGACCGCCGGTGTACAGGGCGAGGCCAACGCCGCCGCTCTGCGCATCCAGTTCGACCCCGGCTGGGACGGCATGGCCAAGACCATTGTCTGGTGGAACGCCAAGGGCGAAAACGAGGTGAAGCGTATCCTGACGGCAGATCTGCTGGAGGATCTTGCCGCCGGTAATCGTGTGTACCTGACGGCTATTCCCGGCGAGGCCATGACGGCGGCAGGCAAGTGCCGCTTCGCCATCGACGGCTATGTGGCCGGGAAGCGGCAGCGCAGCGTGTACAGTGAGCTGGTGGTGAAGCCTGCCGGCAGCGGCGGAGATTCTCCGGTGGAGGAACCCACCCCCACCCAGGCGGAGCAGCTGCAGACCCAGATCGACACGCTGCAGCAGGAGCTGGAGACGAAAGCGGTGCGTGCGGAAACGGCCGCCGCTGCCGCTCTGGACAGTCAGAATGCCTCCAAGGCTTCCGAGGAGGCGGCAGACTACGAGGCGCTGCTGGCCAAAAGCTACGCCGTGGGCGGCACCGGCCTGCGGGAGTACGAGGATCAGGACAACGCCAAATACTACGCCGAGGAAGCCGAGCGCATCGCCGTGGGCGGTTTCGCCACACAGGTCTACGTTCAGCAGGAGATCACCGCTGCTTTCGACTGCGGCAGGTTTTAAGGAGGGCTGACCATGGCAGATATCATCCGGCACCGACGTGGAAAAAAGTCCGGCCTGCCGGTGCTGCATATGGGCGAGCTGGGACTGTGCAGCGACACCGGTGAGCTGTTCATCGGCGGTGCGGAGGGAAATATTCCTCTGCTGACGCTGCGCGCAGAAACCGGCGGGCGGCTGGGCATCGACACCGCGCCTGCGGAAGGCAGCGGCAGTCTGATCACCAGCGGCGCCGTGCAGAAAGCGCTGGCGCTGTTGGCGCAGGCGGTGGCCGAGGTGGAAAAGCAGCAGGGCCCGCAAGGTGAACAGGGCCCGCAGGGCGAGCAGGGCCCGCAGGGCGAGCAAGGCCCGCAAGGTGAACAGGGCCCGCAGGGTGAACAGGGCCCGCAGGGTGAACAGGGCCCGCAGGGTGAACAGGGCCCGCAGGGCGATCCCGGTGCGGACGGAATCAGTCCGGTTGTCAGCGTCATTCGGGAGGGAAAGACCACCACCATCACCATCACCGATGCCAACGGCATCCACACCGCCGTCATCCTTGACGGCGCGGATGCTCCGGCGCTGACGGACATTGACTGCGGCACATTTTCATAAAGGAGAGGAAACATGGCAAGAAAATTTCAAATCAAGCGTGGACTGAAGGCCAACCTGCCCACGCTGGCACAGGGGGAGTTCGCAATGACCACCGACAGCGGCGCGGAGGTCTTGTGGCTGGGCACCGGAAGCACCAATAAGAAGATTCCGCTGGACCCCACGGCGGCGGATGTGGGTGCAATGGAGAGTAAGGGATGGCTGTCCACCTATTCCACTGTCCTCGCTGCCGCAACGCTGCCAAGCAAAGCGGGATATTCCTTCTTTGCCGTAACAGGCGGTGCGCTGGTCAACGCAGCCGATGCGCCGTTTGCAAACGCCGAAACACAATATTTCGTTTATTTGGATGACGGCACAGGTGCCCGCAGAACGGTGCTGGCTATGCGGTATGGAACCGGTGAGGTAGCTACAAGGGATATTTTCAGCAGCAGCTGGCTTACAGATTGGGTATACTGCGCTCCCAAGAGCACCGTTGTGCTTCTGGACGGCAGCAATGCCATGACTGCCGCATTAAACTTTGCGCGCGGTGGATCGGAATATGGTGCTGTATCAGCCAATTCGACCAATGCGTATCTGAGTGCCTATTATCCGGATAATAAACCGAACAGAAGATTATTTAAACTCAAACCAAAAGAAATTGTTTCTCACATCAAAAACGCTCTTGTTGTCACCGAGTATGTGAACGACGCGGAGGAGGAATATATAGTCCACCACGAAGGCAACAAGCCCGGCGGCAGCTACACCGGTAACGGTAGTTCGGCAGGACGGACGATTGACACGGGTGGCATCGGCAATATGCTTGCGGTTACGAGCGTCAACGCATTGGCGTTGGTCACCCCGGCGGGTGCTGTGCAGTTCAACAGCACTACTTCGGCTGTCAACTACTGTCCGAAAACTGAAATCAATTTCGCTGACGGAGTGCTGACGATTTCGACAGCATCTTTCCTGAATACTAACGGTGGAATTTACGCATACCAAGTTCTGTAAGGAGGGAACACGATGCACATTATCTGTCTGACGCCTGTAGAATCGGGCGTATACAACGACCACAAGACCGACCACATCACCGCACCTCCCGAGGGCTGGGCGTACATCCCCGAGGACTTCCCTATGCCGTCCACTTTCCCCCGCCTGGAAAGCATCGAGGCGGCGCTGCTGCCCTGTACCGTGCAGGGCATGGGTGAGAATGGTGAACTGCTCACACAGACCTTCACTATGATGACCGTGACGGCCATGACGGAGGGAACGCTGCCGGAGCCTGTGGAGGAACCGCCCTCTCAGCTGGATCAGATCGAGGCGCAGGTCGCATACACCGCTATGATGACCGATACGCTGCTGGGGGTGTAATGCTATGAAGGAAAAAATCGCAAAATGGTACAGACAGGGTCTGTGGACGGCACGAATGGTGCGCAGCGCCGCACTGAAGGGTGTCATCACCGAAGCGGACTGGGCGGAGATCACCGGTGGGGAGGTGCGCTGATGGAAGGCATCAAAAAGACCGTCACCGGCTCTGCTGCGCTGCTGACGGCCCTGTGGGGCTGGTTCGGCTGGCTGTCGGTGGTCTGGGTGTCGCTGATGCTGGCTGACTGGCTGGTGGGCAGTGCCGCCGCCATGAAGGCTGGCCGGTGGTCCAGCGCAAAGCTTCGGGAGGGCGCGTGGCACAAGGGCGGCATGGTTATCATCGTGTGCGTGGCTCTGGTAGCGGACTGGCTCATCGGCTCGCTCATCGCCCATCTCCCCGGCGTGACCCTACCCTTTACTTATTCCGTACTCATCGGGCCGCTGGTGATGGTGTGGTACATTCTGGGTGAGCTGGGAAGTCTCGCCGAGCACGCCGTGTCCATGGGTGCCAAGGTGCCTGGATGGCTGACCCGTGTGCTGGATATCAGCCGTGAGGCGGTGGACGCCGCCGGGGAGGCCATGGTCCATGACCACCACCGGG